CACCAGGTGACGGCCGATGGGTGCTGCACGTAGCGTCGCGTCTCACCCCATGGAACGCCGGTCTGTGGCGTGCGGTCGGCGGTGCGTGGATCCGTAAGACGCACGCGCAGAACTACAAGCAAGCGTGGGAAGCGCGGCTCGCGAATCCGGCACTCGCCGCGGTGTCTCCGCATGGAGCGAGCGAAGAGCAGCGTGAAGGCTGGTTCAAGAAAGCGAAGGCATGGGGCGTAAACACGACCTACGAGTGTCCGCCGGGCTACGATCTGAAGCTCATTGAATCGAATGCGCGTGGTTGGGAGTCGATGGATAAGACCGTCGAAGGCGCGAACCAAGACATCACGATCGCGCTCGCTGGACAGTCTGTGAGTACGACCGGCGCGACGGGTGGATTCATCTCGAGCGACCTGTTCAAGTCGATTCGAAGCGACCTCATACAGTCGACGGCGCAGGAGCTCGCATACACGCTGAACAGTCAGTGTTTGCCGGCCTACATCGCGTACGTGTACGGCGAAGAGGCGCTGCGAACGCGCATGGTGGGCATGGCGTACGTGACGACGCCACCGAAAGATCTTAGTCAAGAGGCGAGCGCTATCGTAGCTGCTTCGAACGCAATCACTCTTGCGCAACAGGCCGCCGCCGCGAACGGTCGCGAGATCGACTTCGAAGTCATGGCGGAGCGCTTCGGCATTCCGCTGAAGCCGAAGTCGATCGAGGCGACTGCCACCGTCACGCCGTTGCGTGCGGCGCCGAAGGCCCTTCCGGAATCGACGGAGGCTGCAGCATGACGGCGCCGGCGGGCATGAAGTACGAACGCGCGGGGATACTCGCGGTCCGGCCGTCGGCGTTCATGGAGCTGTTCTTTGAGCCGCCGAGCCGCGACAACGTGCAGCTCGAAGACGCGACGGTCGTCAGTATTTGCGGCCCACTCACGAATGAGTGCGAGCCGATGCTCGATTCGTATGAGGCGATCCGGGCGCGCGTCGAGCTCGCGCTTGCGGGCCCGGCGCCGACGGTCGTGTTGCGGATCAAGTCGCCGGGCGGCGACGCGCAGGGCGCCTTCGAGTGCGCGCGCTACTTACGCATGGCGGCGGAGGCCTCCGGCAAGCGGCTCGTTGCATACGTCGACGAAGCGTGCAGCGCGGCGTACATGCTTGCGTGCGCGGCGACGGAGATCTGCTCGAGTCAGACCGGCATGCTCGGCTCGATCGGTGTGCTGATCAGCCGCAAAGACTTTTCGGCGCAGGCTGCTGCGATGGGCGTGCGCGTCGAGCTGATCACGAGCGGCGCGCGCAAGGCGGACGGACATCCGGAAAACCCTATCACCGACAGTGAGATCGCAGCGATTCAACACATCGTCGATCACATTGCGGGTGAGTTCTTCACGACGGTGGCCGAGCTGAGGCCGAACTTACAGGCGCCGGTCGTGCAGGCGATGCAGGCACAGGTGTTTGCGGGTCAACAGGCGGTCGACGCCGGACTCGCTGATCGAGTCTGCTCCTTCGAGCAGTCACTCATGGTTGTCACAACTAACGATGGAGTTACTGGTATGGACCTCGCGAAGCTGCTGAAGACGCTCGCTGAAGCTGTAGAAAGCGACGACGAAAAAGTGTCGGGCGCGGCGAGAGCAGCTCTCGCGGCGATCGGCGCTTCTCCCAAGGCCGAAGCCGAGCCGGAAGAACCAAAGGCCGAAGGCGACACCGAAGAGCCGAAAGCCGAAGGGGACACCGATGCTCCCGACGATGAGGAAACGGACGCCGGGCAACCGAAGGCCACGACTTCGATCGCGTCGCTTCTCGCGAAGCAGGTCGCAGAGAACAAGGCGCTCAAAGCTCAGCTCTCTAAGCAAGAGAAAGAGCGCTTGCTTGCGTCGCGCGCAGACCTATCGCCGGAGCTCGTGAAGGTGCTCGACGCGCTGCCACTCGATCAGCTCAAAGCGGCGCTGTCAGCAATGCCGGTGACGACGAAGAGGCCGGCGGTCGTGACGACCGTCAACGCCACGAAGCCTGCGGGCACCGGCGGGCCGACGCTGCTCGAAGGCGAAGCGCGCAAGCGCATGGACGCTGCCATGGGTCTCGCAACCCCGAAGGCGAAGATCAACAAGGTCGTCGGCGGCACATTGTATCTCAACGTGCCCGAAGACTTCGAGCCGCGTCGGCTCGGCTAACACGCGCCCGAACGCTCACGGTGAAAGGTCTAAAAATCCGATATGCCTAGTCGATTTACCAACGAAGTAGATATCAACTACTTCGAGTTTCCGCTGACGGCTGCCGCCGTAGCGTTGCAAGGCAACATGGCCTTTGGCAGCCCTACGACCGGCAAGCTCGTCGTCGCTGTGGCGTCCGGCGTCGTGCCGGTAGGTTTCTTCACGCGCGACGAGACCGGTGATGGCACGGGCACGGGGCTCGTGCAGGTCGAGTTTTTCAGTCCGATCCGAGCCTACTGGTTCAAGAACTCCGCGACGAATCCGGTGCTGTTCGCCTTCACGCTGTGCGGCCTCGTGGATGGCGCAACGGTCCGGGTGTCCGCCGCGTTGACTCCAATACTCGGCACCGTGCTCGCGCTCGACACCACGCGCGGCGTCCTGGTGACGACCGATCTCGTGAGGATCGCAGAAAGCGCGACCATCGTCGAAGACCCACCTGCAGCCCGGCGACGGGAATAAGCGAACCAAGAAGCCCCATACGACGGGAATAGAAGGGTCAACCAGTCATGCTAATCAGTCCGTCCTACGTAGCGACGCTCGAAACGAACATCAAAAAGTTGTTCGATCAGGCGTACGCAAACCTCGCTCGACACATGTGGTGGGAGTGTGTCGCGACTCACAGCTTCAGCTCGAACCGCGAAGAGCGTGTCTTCTTCGCCCTCGAGCAGGCATACCTTTCTGCGGGCGGTCAGGGCGGATTCAAGACGTTCAACGATCTTGCCTACCTCACGACCGTCACCGAGAACGAGTACACGCAAAGCGCCTTGCGTATCACCGAAGCGCAGCTCGCCGACTACGACGGCGTCGGCATCAAGCTCGCGACCGATTGGACGGCTCAGACCGGTCGGTTGTGCGCGCATCATCCGCAAAAACTCGTCGCGAAGATGCTGCTCGCAAACGGCGGCAACGGGGCGAACACCTACGACGGCTTGTCGCTGTTCCATGCGAACCATCTGCTCAACGGTCGCAATACGGACAACGGCACGTTCACGAACGTCAAGACGGCCGTTCCGATCGACGACTCGGTCGGACTCGACGTCGCGAAGACGAACCTCAACAAGGCGATCGCGCTCATGCGCGGGCAGCAAACACCGACCGGCTATCCGCGCAACCTCGAACCGAAGTGGCTCATCGTGCCGCCCGAGATGTGGGCTCGAGCGCAAGAGCTTACGACTGCACGTGTCGCGCCGGCCGGTTCGCAAGGTGGATCGGTCGACAACATGCCGTTCCTCAACAGTGGCATCGGCACCGCGGTGTGCGCACCGGAACTCGGTGCAGGGTTCCCGAACGGCTCGGCGACGTCTTATTACCTCGTTGCGGACATACCCGGCGATGGAGCGGCGATCTACTTCGACCGTGAACCGTTTGCGATTCGTCAGCATAGCGGCATGACCGAAGCGCAGCTCGATGTGGCTGACGAGCTCGTCTACGTCTGCAAGGGCCGCAACTCCATCTTGCCGCTCCATCCGTTCGCAATCCAGAAGTGCGTCGCAACCTGATCATCTAACAGTCTCGTGAAAGCGTCCGATGCCGCAGTACCTCACACAGTCCGAGTACAGCGCGCAAACATGGATCTCCGATTCATGGCTTGCGGATGCTGAGGTGCGTAAGCCCGGCGTGATCAACAACTCGCTCGTCATGGAGAGCGCGCGGATCGACTCGAATCTCGTGAAGCGCTATCTCGTGCCCTTCGCACTGCCGGCGCCGGTCGTGGTTCAGCGTTGGTTGATCCAGCTCGTGAACGTGCAGATCATGCTCGTCGTGGGCGTCGACCAAACGGACATGATGTATACGGTCGTGCAAGGGCAGTATGACACCGCGTTGAAGGAGCTCGACCTCGCTGCGAATGGCGAGGCGGGACACTTCGAGCTGCCGCAGAAGGCGACCGAGCCTTCGAGCGACGGCATCGTGAAAGGCTCGCCGCGTTCCTACAGCGAGCAGAGTCCCTATGTCGGTTGGGACGTGCAGGGATGTATCGGACGGCGTGAGGACATCAACCGCCGTGGAACGACGCAATGAGCGGCGATCCGTTCGCAGATCTGCAAGCCATGATCGATTCAATCAGCCATCTCGAAGACCTTCCAAAGCTCGCGGCTCCGGCCGTGGCCGACGTCGTGCGCGAGATCATCCAAGACACTATCCACGCTGGCACGACGCCGTACGGCAAGCCGTGGCCGCTCGTGCAGAGTGGCAAGCGCAAGGGCGAGAAGGCGTTGCGCAACGCGGGCACGAAGCTCTTCGTCACGTACATCGGACCGAAGGTGTACGTGCGGCTGTCCGGCATCGACGCGCGCCACAACAATGGAGCGACGAAGGGCAAAGTGCAGCGGCTCGTGATTCCGGACGACCGCGGACTGTCGCGCACCATGGCGGCTGAGATCCGGGGCGTGCTCGAGCAGACCTTCAAGAAGACAATCGAGGCCGGCAGCTCATGACGACCGGCATCACAGCGGCGTACCACTTCGCTGTCGACTTCTTCGAGGCGCAGGCATGGCCGGCCGTGCAGGAGTTTGGATGGCGAGTCGTCGACCACAAGATCGACTCGACGGCGAGCTACAACCGCATTTACTGGACGCCCGGCGACAACGCGAACGCCGGCACGTGGGGCACGGCACGCTATCCCGGGCAAGCACCTCGGTCGCTCGGCACGCTCTACGAGCTGTGCACGGTCACGATTTGCGCGTACGACCAATCGCAGCCGGAGGTCGAAGAAGCCCAGTACGAAGCGACGATCGCGCTCGCGAAGCGTTGGCTCAACGCGATGCACTACGCCACGCCGAGCAACATCACCTATGTGTCGCAGCGTTGGCTCGACAGGCAAAAGCTCCGGAGCAAGGGCGCTGCGCTTCAGTTTGTGTGGAGTATTCAGACCGTCATTGCGGACGAGACGGCCGGCGCGGGCCTCGACACGCTCGCCATTCAGGCACCGATCGATGTGACGCTGGTGTCTACGGTCACGAGTGAGAGCTGGACCGAGCGCGTGACGGCGACGGTGGCTCAGTACGCGATCGAGAGCGACATCTTGCTCGAAGGCCTGCAGGGTCTCGGCGAAGACGAGTGCTGTCTGGTGCTCGCGCAGGTGAATCCGGTCGACAATGGTCTGTGGCAAGTGCGCTCGGACATGTGGGAGCGCAGCCCGATAGCGCTCGTGCACGGATTGCTCGTTGAAGTGATCGGCGTCGGAAAGTGGACTCTGACGACTGCCGACCCGGTTGTGATTGGCTCGAGTGACATTCTATTTCTCAAGGTTGGGTGACCGATGCAACCGAGTGTGATCATCAATGAACTCGACGGACAGCTCGGCGTAGTCCCTTCGGCCGGCGGGCGCTTGCTTGCGATCGTCGGATGCAGCGCGAGCGGCCCGCTCAACATGCCATCGCCGTACGCCGCTGTGAGCGATGTGGTGGCTACTTTCGGAGCCGGGCGGTTGTCTGAAGCAGCGGCGCTCGCGATTCAATACGGCAAGCGTGTGCTCGTGGTTCGTGCCGCTGCCGGGCCGACCGACTTCGGCAAGTATTCGGTGACTTACAACATCGTGAAGGACGCCGCTTCGACCTCGGCGATCACGGTGGCCGTGCCGGACGCGACGAACGGCCCAAGCGACGACTTCGTGGTGGTGTTCACGATCACGAAAGGCGGTACGCTCGGAGCGGCCGGCGTCGAGTACAAGTACAGTCTCGACGGTGGCTCGAGCTACAGCGCGATCAGTTCGCTCGGCACCGCGCTCGAGGTGACGCTCGGCACGGGCGGCCCGAAGATCGCCCTTTCGGCCGGGATTGTGACGACCGGCGATTCGATCAGCTTCACGGCGACGGCACCGAACTTCGATTCGACGACGCTAACGCCGGCGCTTGCGGCGCTCGCGCAAAGCTCGGTCGACTTCGAGATCATCGAGATCGCCGGACCGTTGCTGCCGACGACCGCAGCCGTCGTCGAGTCGCAGGTGACCGCGATGCGCAGCAAGGACAAGCGCCGGTCGTGGATTGGGCACACGCGTCAGCAAGAGCTCAACCAGGCAACCGCAGAAGGCACGCTCGACCCGGAGACGTCCACTGAGTACATCACGTCGATCGGCACGAGCTTCAAGGACTTCACGACGAAGCAAGGCGGCCTGTCGGCGAGCGACGGTTATGTGATCAGCCCGATCACCGGGCTCGAGCAGCGCCGGCAACTGTCGTGGATTTATGCGCCGCTCACAGCGGCGGCGAGCGAAGAAGAAGACGTTGCCGACGTGAACCGTGGAGCGCTCGGCTTTAGGATCAGCGACGTCAACGGTAACCCGGCGGCCGGCTGTTACAACGAGACCCTTTATCCGGGCCTGAGTGATAGCGGCTTCGTCACGGCACGCACGTGGAACGGCGGCCCGGCCGGCGTGTTCGTGAACATGCCGTTGCTCAAGTCGGCTGTGGGGAGCGACTTCGACATTCACCCGATGCGCCGGGTCATGGACCTTACGCAAGACACCGCGTACGTCATCTTCG